GCGCACAACTCTTCACGGAGATGGGCGAAGCCCTCTGGAGAAAGGTCCTTCACTCTGCTGCGTCCATGCGCTTAAGCTTGGGGTCGGGCGTTCTACGACCCTGCCTCTCTATGATCCCGTCCTCGACCATAGAAGAAAGCGAACTTGGCGTAGGGTCAGCCTCCACGTCGCCCATGCGCTTAAGATCCAGGCGCTTAAGCTTGGGGTCGGGCGTTCTACGACCGTGCTCTTTTATAATCTCTTCCATGGTCATAGAAGAAAGCGACCTTGGCGTAGGGTCAGCCTCCACCACAGCGTCGTCCTCCTCAGGCTTGTTCTTGCGAAGGAAGGCCATGAGACCACGATCTTCCTTGGAACGCTCAGCCATCTTCTCTTCGCGCTTTTCTTGACGAGCGAACCGCTTGTCTTGGCGAGAGGGCTCCTCGGGCTCTGGAGCGAGAGCCTCCGATGCCTTAGCAGCACCAGCCAGCGCGGCCTCGGTATAAGTACCTCCGCCCTCAAGCTTAGGCTGGGGGCCTCGCTCAGCAGCAATGGCCTTGTGGGCAGCACTTCCGGCACGAACAACCTGCCCGCCTCGCGACTTCGGGGAGCTAATGATCGTGAAAGAGTCATCAGCGGGGTTGTAAGCGTACTCGTAGCCTCCCCTGCCCTCAAAGATCTGGTGGTCCTTGCTCTTGGCGAGGGCCCTGTTTGCGGCAGCGCCTCGCTCCTGTCGCATGGATCGCTCGGGGGCCGGAGCCTCGGAAGCCTCGGGAGCCGCTTCCTCAGAATACTTGGGCGCAGCGGCCTCGGAAGCCTCGGGAGCCGCTTCCTCAGAATACTTGGGCGCAGCGGCCTCGGGAGCCGCTTCCTCAGAAACGCGGCCCTCGCCCAGAGCAGCCCAGTTCCCTTTGCTGGCTTGTGTCAAGTCGCCCATGAGCTTGTTGAACACCGCTTCTCCAGGAGAATCGTCCCGGTCCTTCATCCGCGTCATGTTCCGAGACAAGGAATCCGCAGCCTTGTCAACAGACTGAACAAACTCCGAGCTAAGCGTGTCCCTGCGGCTGTTGGCCTCACGAGCGATGTCTTGGAAAGCTCGGATGTCCGAAATAAGCTTGTCCCAACTGTATACAGATCGGGTGGCTCCGGTCATCGGATCAACTTGAGAAGGGTCGTTTCGGGCATCAAGAGCTTGTACGTTGCGAACTTCAGGAGAGCGGCTGGCCATGATATTTATCCTTGAGAGTTAGGAGATTCCTGGTCCACCTGCCGCGTTCGGCGGCATCGGCGGGGTTGTTCCGGGGGCTACGTTTTCTGGGGTAACACCGCCAGCCGTGTCAACCGGCCCTGCGATGTCGGCGGGCCCCGGCATCGCAGGCATCCCTCCACCTTGCCCACCCATCATCGCGGCAAGCTGCGCTTGCTGCTGGGCTTGCATTTCTTCTTCGTCGTTGAGAATGTTCGGGATGTTGAGCAGCTCCACCAAAGTGTCGATGAACTTGCGTGTGTTCACATCCGGAGACTGCATGAACAACTCCATGAACCCTGTGAGGTTCTTGAGCTGCATGGCCTTGCTGTTCTCCGTGGGGGAGTAAGGCACAGAATCGTAGTCGTACTGGAGTGGCTCAACCCGAAGAACCTTCCGGTTTGGATTCTGGAGGTCCAGATTGTCCCTGGTCACGACCATGCTCTCGCTTCTGCCCGTGAGGCGAACGGGAAGGCGGCTTTCTGAATCCAAAAACTCCTCGTACAGACCCACGATGGACTTCACCATCCAAATCACAGTGTCGTTGATGGCCTGCATCCTTCGCCCGTTTCGGGTTCGGATGGCTGTGTCAGCCAAGGCGACCTCGGTGGCCACATCTGCCACACCAACAACGCCTCGTTGGTATTGCGGCAGGCCCAGGATGAACTCAATGGTCTGCACGATGCGCTGACGCATCTGTGAAAACGCGGGGAGGACATTGGCCGTGGGCGTCTGGGCGATGATGTCCCGGATGGAGAATCCATCTCGGGCATACAGAGCCACAGCATCGCCGGGGCTGCTGGCTTCCATGAGATTGCTGGCAAAGTCTGACGGCGAATCCACCATGCCCGCATGAAACAGCGTGACAGGGATGGCCGATTGTGCGTGACGCAACTCCAACGTGTCCAACTCATTGAGCATCTGCTGAAGCTTGTCGATGAGTTGGATGTCGCTGAGACCCTGGATGCCGTTGAGGCTGTCATTCAGGGTGAGCATGTAGAAGGGGTTCTTCACGAACCTATAAGGAAGGTCATCTGCAAGAAGAGGCTCTTCCTCGTCGTCAAGGTAGTGGTAGTACTTCTGGCCAACGAAGTCGTAGACCTCGTACACAGTGATGTACTGGAACACTTCGGACGCGATCTGCTGGGACTTCATCGCTGGCTTGAGCCACGCTGGGTAGCTACCAAAGTCCGCTCGCTCAACAAGCTCCGGGTCATACCGCTTCTTTCCTCGGGGCTTGTCCGGGTCGAAGGGTTGCTTGGCGTTGTTGAGGAACTCCTCTTTCGTCATCGTGGTGACTTCTATGAGGTAGCGGATGTCTTCCCACTTCTCTGCGGTGAAGTCAAAGAAGACGTTGGTGGGGTGAACCACCCGGAACTCCGACTGTTCCTTGGAGAAGCGCCACACTGTCTTGATGAAGCCACGGCCACACACGGCGGCAAAGGTGGCAAGCTTACGAAGATCGTCGCTGGCCCGTCCTTCTTTCAGGCGGTCGTTGGCCAGTGCCTCACGGTAGGTGGCGTACTCGTCCTTCTCAGGGCGACGGGCATTGATCGTCACCTGGGGGTTCGGCGGGACGATGTTGGAGACCATCGAGTCGATGAAGGCGTAGGGGTAGTTGGTCTCGAAGGTGACTTGTGCGTCGTCTTCGATCTCTCCCGTGGGTCCCCAGTATTCGGACCTGTACCACTGAAGATACCGCTCCCACTGCTCACGCTCAGACTTTCCACGGGTACGGTGAGCCTTGATAAGCTCGCGAATCTGAATCTTGGTCAAGCCCGGCATCTTTTACCTTACGCAGTTTGTGTGGTCTTGGGGACAGTATCACGCGAGGCGTGAATCCTGGGATCAAGCGGATCAAACGCGCCCGTGTTGTCGAGGCTCTTAATCTTTGTGGGATCAAAAACGATCACTTCGTCCAGATTAACCGCCCTATCTGGAATGATGCCGTCATACCCATGCTTCATAAAAATATCAGAAACATCGCCCTGGACGGCCATGAGGCCGTCCTCACCAAAAAACGCACCCACCGGCACCTCTCCGGGGTCTGTTCCCAGCCCGATCATGTGTGTGGGCGCCTTCCCGCTGTTTATGCTTTCGAGGTCTTCGCCCCAGAACCGTCGTTGGTTGGCTTCCATGGAACTTTTCTGGGCTATTGACGGGTCTCCGGATGTCTCAATCAGCTGGGCCAAACGCTCTTTTCCGGCGGGAGACTCATCAAAAGCCTTGGCCAGCGCGATCTGTCGATCCCCTATCTCCTCCACAATACTCGACAGTCGAGAAAGCTCCTCTGGGGAAACATCCTTCATCTTCTTGGTCAGATTAAGCGGCGAGTCCATGCGGAGGAAAACAGGGTACACCTCTGCGGCGTTCTCCCCGGCATACTCAAGGGCATCTTCTTTGCTTCGCGTGGCATAAATGCCCCGGCCCGCTGACTGGGTGCCACCACCCCGCTGGTCTATCCCTATGGGCCGATCACCAGCAAAAGACTTCAGCTTGTGCCCCTCGATTGTGTTTCCGTGCCATGCTCTGATGACAACTGGCCCATCAGGAATCGCATCTTCGGGCTGCACAATGGGGGCACCCCCACTCCACCTCTTAAAGTAAGGAGACTCCGTGCCGAGTTCTCTCCACGCCTTAGCGGCAGCTTTGGCTTGGCGAGCGGTGGCCTCGGCTGAAGAAGTCGCCGCCTTCCCGGCCTTGGTCGCCTTGGCAAGCTTTCTGACTTCCCCAACAAGAGGAACAAAGGCGGCCCCTGCAAGGGCAACATCCCCGAAGCCTCCTTCCTCGATAGCTTCCTTCATGTAGTAGGAGTCGAGGGGGATGGACGTGGCCGGATTCATCCCGAGGGCCATTTCGCCCGCCATACGGGCCGCAGCCTTGGCTGGGCCAAGCTCGACGGGCCCGGTGAG